TATTATATCAACAATAAATAGTAATTTAATACCAATGTAGAAAGTGAGGTGATAAAGTGAAGATATGGAAATACAATAGAACTGTGAAGAAAAGAAGAGGTGTCTATACAGAATTAGATATACTTGCACAAAGGTATGAATTTGAAGCAGATGGGAAACTTTATAGAGCCTTTTTTCATTTATATACTAATAAAAATATAGATATATTCAGAGATAAAGATTTATATAAAGAATCTTATATGATGGACTATAGAGTTGGAAATGTAACAACTGATATTGAGATGTAGTACACAAACAACTACAGTAAGATTTATACCTGACCCTGTTATTGATATTGTGATTGATAACATTAGCAGAGGATGTGAAATAAACTACAGAATTATAGATAATGAACCAAGTGTAAAATTTATTGTTACGAAAATTAAATGGCACAATAATAGAAACGAAGACAAATTCTAGTGATAATAATTATAAACTTAAATTAACTGATGAACAAATAGTACCATTAGCACTCAATTCCTCAAATTCAATAGTAATAGAAATAAGTACAGAAGATGGTGGATTAGTAACAAGTAAAACAGTAACATTTACAAGAACAAATAACAAGCCAACAATTTTAGTTAATTCATATAGTTCTAATTCTGCAAAATTTACAGCATCTGATTTAGATAATAATTTAAGTAAAATTGAGTGGTATTTAGATGATGTATTAAAAGAAACAATAACAACAGATTTAACAGCAGAAAAAACCATCAACTATGAATTTACAGACAATGCAATACACACATTAAAAATAGTTGCTACAGATGCAGAAAATGCAACAGTTGAGAAGGTTTTAAGTATAAGTAAAGAGATAATGCCACTTCAATCTGATGCTAGTTTAAGTGATATATCAACTAAGCTGATAGAGATTGGAGAAGGGTTTAGAAATGGTAAAACAAGTATTATAAACACTTTAGCACTTAAAAATATAGAAGCAAGTTTAAATAATACACTTGTGGAGTTATCAGAGAAAATAAAAACAAGTTTTGATAGTTCAGACGCTAGTGTGCAGGATTTGCAAAATAGAATAACAGAATTGAATAATCAGCTTAGTCGAAGAAAAAAATGGGCTACAGGTAGATACACATTTACTAGAGAAGAAGATACTATCAATTTCAGAATGGTTGATGGAGATAGTCTTTCCGCAGTAAAAAAACTAATTATACCCATTAATTTAGATTTTGTTCCAAGTGTTATTATAATAGACAAAATGTTTTTAGGTAGTTACGTACCTGCACAAGATGTGCAATTTAATTGTGTTTCAAACTTAGCCGATTTTACACTTGGACGTCGTTTCTATAATAAACAATGGATTTGCACTTCTTCTATAAAACTAGATTCAGTTACACAAAATAGTTTTACTCTTTCTTTACAAAAAGTTGTTCCATTTGATAAAGTTAGTAGTACGATTTTTTCTATTATTAATACTGGTTTTGCTTGGAGAGCATATGAATAAAAATATAAATTAGAGGTGATTAAATGAATAGAAATAATAGAATAATTTACGACCAAACAGGCAAGATATGGCTTCAAACTGGTGAAGCAATAGGAGATATACAAGAGTTGTCAGAAATAACTGAATTAAATTTCATAGATGTTGAATTTGGTAGTATAGACTATAGTAAACAATATATAGAGTCTATAAATCCAGTTACAAAAGAATTAAATATAAAAAATATAGAAGTTGTTTTGACTGATGAACAAAAGAGATTAGAAGTATTAGAAAAAGAACTAAATATGTTAAAAGAAGAAAATAAAAATAGAGATTCTGAGATAGTAAATACAGCATTTGAAGTAGGAAATATCAAATTAAACAATAATTTATAGGAGGAAATTATATGTATAACTTATTAAAGTTAATGATAGAACAAAAAAACTATAGCACTAAGGAGGATTTACAACATAAGATGGATGTATTCTATGCAGTAAATAGGATTACAGAAGAACAATATTTAGAGTTAACAGGTTTATTAAATAAAGAAGAAACACCAGTAGAACCAACAATATAGGTTCTTTTTTATTGAAAGAAGGTGACTAAATGACTTTTAAAGAATTAGTTAGTAAAGTTAGAAATCTTGTATTAGAAGCAAAGAATGTAACTATAGAAGATACAGAGAATAAATTCACTAGTGAAAATGTCGAGGGAGCATTGAAAGAGTGTATAGATAGAGCAGATTTGGCTTTTCAAAGTGCCGATAGTGGAAAAGAGTTAATTGCAACTGCTATCGGCTCTCCTGCTACATCCGAACAAACATTTCAAGAGTATGCTAATTATATTGCAGGATTTAAAAATACTATAAGTCAGTTAAATTCTAAATATAAATATACTAGTGGAACTTTTACCTATTATACTGGTGCATATCCTAATGGGCTAAATATAGGTTTTAGACCAGATATTATTTCCTATACTGCCATTAATGCTGTAGAGGAAAAATATTATTGTGTATACACACCTTTATTCTATCTTTTTTATAATTATACAACTGGAGAAAAATATCTTGATGTTAATCATAATCGTTATGGAATAACTTTTACTGACAATGGATGGATACCTAGAAATCCAGTTAACAATGGTGTGTATAGTTATATAGCAGCTAAGTGCCGTTAGTTGTCAAAGACTTAGATAAATTTCTAAGTCTTATTTTAATACAAAATTAGGAGGAAGTATGAACGTAACAATAGTTTTTTTAGCAACAAATATATTTATAAAATTAGTAATATTAGCAATAGCATTTGATACATTGCTAGGTTGTCTAAGAGCAATAAAAACACATCAGTTTAATAGCTCTTTTGGAATAAATGGAGGAATAAGAAAAGTTGCAATGATAGCATGTATATTTTTTCTAGCAGTAGTTGACATACTTACAAAGTTTAACTTTTTATTTATGTTGCCACAAGATTGGGTTGATTTCTTACGACTAAATCATCTAGGAATATCTGAATTTTTCTCTATTTTATTCATTCTATATGAAAGTGTAAGTATATTAAAAAATATGTATTTATGTGGATTACCAGTTCCTAAACGATTAAAAGAGAAAATAGGTAGTTTATTAGATACTATGACAGATGAATTAAATGTTAAAGGAGGAAAATAAATAATGAAAATATGTATTACAGTAGGACACAGTATTTTAAAAAGTGGAGCATGTACTTCTGCTGATGGAGTAGTTAACGAGTATCAATACAATAAATCTCTTGCACCAGTATTACAGATATATTTAGAAAAGAAGGGCATAAGGTAGATGTAATAATATGCCCAGAAAAGCAGTTTAAAACTAAGAGTGAGGAAAAGTCTTATAAAATACCTAGAGTTAATGCTGGAGGATATGACTTACTCATAGAACTACATTTAAATGCAAGTGATAGGCAAGGAAAAGGCTCAGAGGTTCTATATTACAGTAATAAAGGTCTAGAGTATGCAACTAGAATATGTAAGAAACTAGGTACAGTATTTAAAAATAGAGGAGCTAAATTAGATAAAAGTTTATATATTTTAAACAGTTCTAAACCCACTGCAATACTAATTGAAAGTTTCTTTTGTGATAACAAGGAGGATTATGAGAAGGCTAAGAAACTTGGATATGAAGGTATGGCTAAGTTAATTGTAGAAGGTGTATTAAATAAGAGTATTGAAAGTAATGAGGTGAAGCAAATGTATAAACACACAATAGTGTACAGTGGTGATGATAGAGTATCAGCAGATATTTTAGGATTATATTATAAGAGAGCAAAAGAAAGTTATCTAGTTATAGATATAAAAGACTATAAACCACATAGAACACAAAATCTATATGTAATTGGTGGAGTAACTTGTAATAAAATGAAAGAAATGAGTAAGACTACAGGAGAAAAATTTACTCAACTATATGGTAATGATGTATGGTCAACAATGGATAAAGTTATAGAATTTGTAAAAGAAAAATTATAAATTAAAAGACAACCTTTAAAAATTAATTGTTAATAAAACTAATAAAATTTTCAACTCAGAAGGAGCATTATATGTTAACATTTTTAGATTTGTTTGCTGGCATTGGAGGTTTTAGGCTAGCAATGGAAAGAGCAGGACACAAATGCGTAGGCCATTGCGAATACGATAAATTTGCAAACTTAAGTTACAAAGCAATGCATAACCCAAAGGAGGATGAATGGTTTGAAAAAGACATTAGAGAAATTAGAGCAGAAAATATTCCCAAAGCAGATGTGTGGTGTTTTGGATTCCCATGTCAAGACATTAGCATTGCAGGGAACAAACTTGGATTCAAAGGAAATCGTTCAAGTTTATTTTTCTCAGTTACAAAACTTATTAGAGAACTTAAAGAAGAAGATAGACCCAAGTACTTACTTATTGAGAACGTTAAAAATCTACTTAGTGTTAATAGAGGATTTGACTTCGCCAAACTTCTCATTGAGTTGGATGAAATCGGCTACAATGCAGAATGGCAAAATCTCAATTCTAAAAACTTCAGAGTTCCCCAAAACAGAGACAGAATATACATTGTTGGACATCTTAGAAGAAGAAGTACAAGAGAAGTATTTCCTATCACAGGAACGAGTAGAAAAACTACTCTTGAGCAATTAAATAATCCTAATCACAGTTCAAACAGGATTTATAATTCAAATGGATTATCAAAGTGTTTATTAAGTAAAGGTGGGAACAATACAGGTCTTTATAGAGTTGGCAATATCAATCCTAGTGGAAATGGTGCAGGCGGACAAGTGTATAGTAGCGAAGGCTTTTCTCCCACACTTACAACTGGAAAAGGTGAAAGCCCAAAGATATTAATTAAAGAGAATACTAAAAAAGGATACATCAAAGCATCTATAGGAGATGGGATAAGACTAGATCATATAGAAGGTAAAACTGGCCGTGGAAGAGTTCAGCACAAAAAAAGTTGTACTTTGACTACTGCAAGTAATGCTGGCGTAATTGGTAAAAAATTTAGAGTAAGGAGGTTGACTCCAAAAGAATGTTTTAGGTTACAAGGATTTCCAGACGATTATTACGATAGAGCGGCAAGTGTCTGTTCAGAAACTCAACTATACAAGCAAGCAGGCAATAGTGTTACTGTAGATGTTGTTGAAGAAATAGCAAAGAAATTAAAATAGAATATTAATACAATGCAAAATGTGGTAGGTTTTTCCTTCCGCATTTTGCATTGCATTAGCTTTTTTGGAATAACTTACCTGTACTATCTTAAATAAAAAAATGCTACTATATTATAAACATTTACAAGGAGTGCATAATGTTAATACAAAGCTTAAAACGTGGCGAATTAATTGTAATGAAAATCTTTTAGAAAAGAAATTCAAGAATATCAAAGAAAGAAATTATTCGCATTTGCAATGAAAAACACAATTGGCGGAAATCTGCGACAAAAACTCTACTTAAAAGACTTGTTAAAAAAAGAGTTCTACTTAAGAGAATTAAAATTTTCCACATATATTACATACCTATAGTTACAGAAAAAGAATATTTCAAATATAAAATAAATGATTTAGAGCCAGATTATTTAGATGAATATTTTATACGATTAATGTCCACTGTACATAAATTTAAAAATCTAGATGAAGAAGATTAAATATCTCCCTTCATCTACTCTTCACATATTTTAATAGACTTTCAAGCAATAATTGACTTAACAAATCATGCTTATCATAATGTTTATTCTCATCTGCAAATTTATTAAACATTTCCCACACTGTATTATTTATTCTAACTGTAGTTCTTTTTATAGATTGATCTGGAAGATCTATAGATATATCATTTTCTTTAATGACACATATATGATAACTATCATCTTTAGTTTTAAACCATTCCAGCACATTCTTTATATTATCAATTTCACTAGATAAATATTTAATATCGTCATCAATCTTACTGCTAATGCTATCTATATGATATTTATCATCATAACTTTTATTATCTTCTACAAACTTGTTTCCAGTTCTTTTATATCCTTTCTTATTAAGCCACTTCCTTATAGTACTTTCATTTGCCCCTAATTCATCTCCAACTTTTTTAAGACTTTCAAATTCACTTAATTTATTATTAATACAATCAACAACTTCATTAATATTTTTTTCTTTCAAATCACTCCAAGTCATATAAATCCTCCTCAAAAAAATAATAGATTACAAATATCATATATTTGTAATCTATTATACATACTATAAACTAAATCCTTTTTTATTTCATCATTTTTTTGTATCCTTTTGCATTTGCAAAAACATGTTTATCTACATCACTCATAACTATTATGCCAGGTATATTCTTTTTAAATGCTTCACCTAACAATTTAGCGCCTCCACCCATAACAACAACCGCAGCTGTACTAACTGGATAATTTAATTTCAATTCATTGTATATTTCTTTAAATAGAGAAATAGATGCATCTATATTTTTCTTTATATCTTGTTTTTCACCATTTAGGTAAAATCCTTTATTTATGTAGTCTTGTATTTTTTCTCTTTTTATCTCAACTTTACCTAAAAATCTTTCGTCCATCTCAAGAGATTTCTTTATTGCATCATATATATTTATTGTTCCCACATTTATAGAATATGGATCAGTCGCTTTATTCCCTTGTACAAGCGCAATATCTGTTGTCTTTCCACCAATATCAACTAAAACAACATCTCTTCCTGCAATTTGGTCAACTATGTCTTTTGCATAATATAAGTATCCTGTAACACCTTCTGGAAATGTTTGAATAGATCTTATTGTTATATCTCTTTTAGTAGTCTCATTTCCTCTTGTAAACTCAACATGATATTCTTTTCCTTGTAATTTTTCAATAAGATTTTTTCTTAATCCGGCAAATTGTTTCACTGGCAGACCTAGCCCTAGATCAACAATTTCATCATCTGTATTTCTACATATAGCCCCTAATAGTAGTGGTAAGAAGTTTTCTTTCTCATATTTAACTATATTTATTTCCTCGTCACCTTCACCTAGGTAATATGTTTTATTGCCTATTTTAATGCTATCTGAATCTGAACCAAAGTTTTTTACCTCTGTAACTTTACTTTCAAAAATATCATCTGTACTTGTTTTAACTGCATAATTTCCAATATCTATACCTAATTTACTCATTTATGTTATTTCCCCCTTATTATTCTAAACTTCCAAAATCAAAATTGTTAGCTGGATCTTCTATTTCTTTTTTCTGTTCAACTACAGCATTATCCTTTTTTTCTTGCATTTTTTCCCAAACAAGCTCTTTTAAGTAAGCTGTAGCTGATAATTTCTCATCTAAAAACTTTTCAATTGCTTTTTCTTTATCATTGTTTTTAAATGTTAGAACTATCCTACTCATTCAACCACTTCCTTTTTTATAAAATATTATAAAATTTATTAATATTTATATATATTTTACTAAATTTTACACAGTAATTCAATAGATTTATAAGATATTTTTTATAATATTTTATAATTTTTTACGTAATTTTATAATTTTTTATAAAATTTATCATTTTGTATATAATTAAAAACACACTTTTTATAATTTTGCATAAAAAAAGAGTGTTTCATATATTTCTAAACACTCTTTTCTACTTTTTATAATTATCTAATTGTAAAAGAAGCTTCAGCTGGACTAGAGAATAATATAATACCTCCTGTACACACACCTTTTCCTTTAAATTTAGCAATATATGAACCCTTTTTTAGCCCTTTAAAAGTTACTACACCAGTTTTAGTAGTTCCAGCTAATCTAAAGCCTACATACTGAGATGATACAATTTTGCCAGCCTTATATACATCTATATTTCCTTCAAATCCTAAAATATTTCCAAGCGTAGATGTTACTCTCCAAGATAACTGCCCACCACTCATTGCAGTTAAATTAGCAGTACCACCTGGAACAACAACAGATTTAGTCGAAGGCGAATCTGAGTTTGGTTGGCCAATTAATTCAACTGTTTGTGAATTTCCAGTACCTTCATAATCATTTCCATCAGCAAAAGCTGTAAATGGAATCATTACTGCGCAAAGCGTTAGTAATAAAGCAATTGTTTTTTTCATTTGTTTTCCCCCTATTTTTTTATATTATTCTCAATTACAGTTTCCTTTCTTTACGTGCCTTAATAATCATATTGTAATTATGCTCAGCAGTTTCAAATGCTCCTACCAAAGGAGTTATAATTACACTTTCTATTAAGCACAATTCATCATAGTTTAAACTAGCTTCTCCAGCATAGAAATTATTTAACTTATCTAAATCTATTCTAGTTAAAACGGAAACTGATTCCATTGAGAATTTGTAAACATCAATAAGTTTATATAATCCACCTATATAGTTTTTTGCTACTTCATGGCTCTTAAAAAATTCATCTTTTCCTGTATGTAGGTTTACTTCCATAATTCCCTCCATTGTTCTTATATTTTTAACCTTCAAATAATATTTACTTCTTCTTCAAAACAGAATATTCTATCACGGTAGAATATTCTGTTTTTTTCATTCTATCATGATAGAATAATATTTTCAATCATTTTTTCTATTCTATTTTATTTAAATAGAATAGAAAAAAAGAACACTTAATATTTTTCAAGCTAATATATTAAGTGTTCTTTTTATATTTTTACAAGATTATATAAAATTATTCTTTAATCAATTAAAGTGTTTTTCTATTTCTTAATAATAAGAAATGATATAAAATTGTATCATTTTAAAGATTTTGTGATATAATAAAAGCAAGAAGAACTACAATCTATTTAGGCGTAGAGTGGAGTTCATAATAAACGTAGTTTATTTTTTGAATTTAAATATAAATTTAAATTCAACCTGTAAGTCACTCTTTGCACGAGAGTGGCTTTTTGCTTTTTTGAATAGTTCACTGATTAAGTAAACTACCACACTAGCTGTTAAACTAGCTAAAACATTAAACAAAAAGTTATCCATGTAACTCACCTCCCCTCGAATCGTTGGGAGGATAATCTTTTGTACATGAACTCCACTCTATAGATTGTATATTACGCTCTTCTTGCTAAATTTAATTATACCATATTTTGTAATATCAGTTAAGAGTTTGCACTACAATAATCAGAAAGCTTGTTCCACTCACAATCAACCCCTATTATTTTAAGAATATCATTGACTTGGCTATTTAAATCTTTAATATCTGATTTAGACATTAAAGGATCTTTCATTATTTCATTTAGAAAAATACTATCAATGATTAAACATACATTTTCTGATAAATATTCACGTTTTACTGAGATTACTGTTCCAACTGTACTTTCTTTTAGTGTCTTATATGCTACACTCAATATGCATGGTTCTAAATTAATTCCTTCTAGTACTGTTTCAAAGTAATATTTTATTCTTATATTTTCATTTCCAATAAATATTTCTTCATTGCTGCTTATCTTCTTTAATTTTCTCATTATGCCTAACATCTTAGCATTCACTTCATAGTTTATTCCACATCTCTTTGATGCTAAACTCGACATCAAGTCTCTTTCTGAATAAATTACCCATTGACCATTATAGGAAAATGATGTTTTAGCGATATCCATTTCTCCTTTTCCAGTAATATTAAATTTAGGCTCTAGTTTATTTATTAAGTAAATCTCATAAAAATCCATAGTATATTTATTATCTAATTCTATATACTCAAATCTTAAATTCTTATTACACCAATTTTCTTTTTTATTACTTAAATGACTAGCGTGTCTATCGCAGATATTCTCTGTTTTCCCAACGTATAAACATTCTTCCGTATCTAGATTAATATATTTATAAACATAATACATTTTTTATTTTCTCCAATTATTATTTATAGTAATATCCTTCTTCATTTACTAGACCTTGATCAAATAAATTTCTCCTAACAGTTTCAAGTCTGACAGGATCTTTGCTATAATCAACTTCTCTTTCTTCTTTTTTAACATCTTCATCATCCCAATACTTATCCAATTCTTCTTTAAACTTTAAATCATCTTTTTGATGAATTATAACTTCACTTATTTTATTTGAAAGTGTTGATTTAAAAAAATCATAATTCTTTGTATTTATAATATCAGTATTATCTCTTTCAAATGCTATAGCAATAGACTTATTAAAAGCATTCAGATAAACATCTTTCTTAAAATCAAACTCTTTAAAATCTTCTTTAAATAGTTTAATCGTCCCTGTTGTAAAAATATTTTCATTTGGTATATAAAAACTAAAAGACACTTCATTGTCCTGCTTCTTTTTAGGTATATAATCTTCAACCAATATATCTTTATCAAAATATTTTCTAGGTTCATAATCTATCACAGAAAAAATTATTTCATCTATTTTTCTATTTTTTCTTTTTTCTTCTTTTATTGAAACAACCATGTTGCCTTTTTTATTTATTTCATTCATTGCTCTTTTTAGAACATTTTGTTTAAAATATTTATACTCTGGATATACATTATCTTTTAATTTCAAATAAAATCTTAATTCATCTAACTTATATTTTATCTCCACTTCCTTATTTTCTCTGCTCCATAGTCTAAATAAAGTGTATAACCTCTGAGTATATGCACCTCTAAAATTAAATAACACTGATAAATTAATAGCTGTATATCCATTTTTCTTTTTCTGCATTTTTACAAAATCAGTTATATGATTGTATAGAACTTCATGCATCATAATTGTATAAATTTGGTCTGTATGATCCAATTCATATGTATTAATTAAACCACTTCCAAAAGTTTTTAACTTGCCAGTTGTCTCTTCTATATAGTCAAATTCCAAAACACTTTGTTGAAACATGTTCAAAATTTCTTTTATATTTTTATGCTCATAATCATTATTGTTTTTCATAAATACTTTTAGTTCTTCTTTTGATATAGTTGTAACATAAGATGAATTTTGCTGTTTCTGAGCATTAAAAAGTATTTTGTAAAATAATTTATTTTCCACATTTGTAAAATCATATTTACTTTTTATTAAATTATTTGGTTGCATTAAAATTTCTTTTTTTTCCAAAATCTATCACCTCATATAAATTATAATACCTAATTTATAAAAAGGTCAACCATTTTTGAAAGACGCTCACCTTTGACCCTTAAAATGATGACCTTTGACCCTTAAAATGATGACCTTTGACCCTTAAAATGATGACCTTTCGACCCTTAAAATGATGACCTTTGACCCTTAAAATGATGACCTTTGACCCTTAAAATGATGACCTTTCATCTCTGAAACCTAGATATACCAATTATTATAGCTTGTCTAAAAACTATTAAAGACTTTAAAAACTGTTTTAAAAACTATTAAAGACTAGAAAAGATGTTCTGAACTATTCTTTTTTTATATTAAAAAACTTTAGTATTTATTTTTCTAGTATACTTTAAACACTTACTAAAAATAATTTCTTATAAAAGATTGGAGATGAAGAATTTTTTATGCTTGAAAACAGAAAACAAATTCAGAAAGAAATTTACTTACCAATAGCAACATATTGTTTAAAAGATAAGCAATATTATATAAAAGAATATGGAGCACTATTAATAAAGAGTGCTGAAAATAGTGACATTTTTAATACCCATAAAAATAGAATTTTGTATAAGAATAAACTTGATATTCAAGAAATAGCAAATGAACTGAATGTAAATAAAGCAACAATCCAAAGAAATATAAAAAAACTAGAGAAGTTAGATTTTAAAATTCTAAAAATAGAAAATACCCTAAATGGAATTGTATATTGTTTACCATCAGAAAATAATATTGATTTAAACAAATTTGCATTGATAAATTATGAAATGCTTAAAAAAATGGTCAATAAATTTAAATCAAATACAATAAAAGTATATTTTTTACTTAAAACAATCACTACAGAAACTAATTTTAAACCTGCAACTAATAGTTTTATAGCAGAAAATATAGGACTAAGTTCTAAAAGTAAAAATAATTTAGATATCATAACTTCTTCTGTTAAAACTTTAGAAGAAAATAAATACATTGAAACAAAAAAAGTAAATGTATATGAATATGACAAAGAAAAACTTAGAGAAGTTCCAAAAATAAGAAAAGTTTATCGGATTTGTAATTTTGATGAGTGGAAAAAGGAAATTGATAAAAATAAAGTTTATTAAATATAGCTTAAAAGCATTTAAAGGCTTGTCTGACGTGTTTTAATTACAAACTTGATGTTATTTACCTAAAAAGATACAAATTTGCTTAAAAATGGAAATAGAAGGTCAAATATATAAATAGAGAACCAAATAAAATTATATTGGCTCTCTATTTATCTTCTTCCCAATCCTCAATAAACTTTTCTAAACTTTTTAATTTATTTTCAGACACTTCTTCATCATCATGCAGAGCACTTATAAAACTTTCAAAAGAATTTTTGTGAAAGAAACTAAAGAAACTTTTAGTCTCAACTTTTAAATATTCTTCTTTTTCTATTAATGCTTTATAATATGTAAATCTATCTTTCTTAACAACCTCTAAAAATCCTCTACCAACTAATCTCCTCAAGAAAGTTAACATAGTTGATTTTTTCCATTCGTACTTTTCGCCTAGTGTCTTCAAAATTTCAGTAGATGCAACTTCTTTATCTTCGCTGTCCCAAATAAACATCATAACCAACAATTCACTTTCTGGAATCTTTTTTATCTTCATAAAGTACACCACCTTCTAAAAGTATATCTAAAATACTATAACAATAGAGTTAACTACACAATACTAAATGTCTAAAAATGTTTTACCAATTTTTACCAATTAATTTTTCTTTAAAAAAAAATTAAGCAGGAGTAAAAAAAATAAAATATTATCAAAATTTATCAATATAAAAAGAAATATAAGTATAAATTTTTCTCTTTGTATATTGATTGTATACAATTCTATTTTTGTAAAATTAAATTTTAAAAAATAATCAAAAATGGTAAATTTTGACATTTGCTTAATGTCAAATTAGGTGTTACAATTGTAGCATAAAGAAGATATATATCGAAATAATACATATAAAACTACGTACGTAAAATATTTTTAAAAATAATCAAAAATCTTAATTTTCAATATTGAATACAATTAAATTTTCAAACTCATCTAGGGCATGACATACAAAAGCAAAAAACATTAATTTAGTATCTGATAAAAATTTAAAAATTGTAAAAGGGGGAAGTCTGTTATTTTTCAGAAGCAATGTAATTGTAAAAATATAAATCAGAATATTTTGAAAATATGGGGGATAAACTTATGATGGATTTAGAAAAGGAAAAACATGAAATAATTGAAATTATAAAAAAATTAAATATTGATAAAGATAAAAGGAATTTATTGATGATAAAAAATTATATCCTTGGACTTTTAAAAAAATAGAAGAATAGCAATTGCTATTCTTCTATTTCTAGTAAGGAATCTATCATTTTATCAAATACAGTCAGATATTTTTTATTCAATTTGAACATTTTAGTTATAATTTCTCTTTCTACTTCATTTTCCATTTTACTTAGTTCACCAACAAGATGGGCAAATTGCTCATCTAATTCTTTGATAAAAAACATCTCTCCAACTCCATGCTTAAGCCATTCTTCAGATATGCTCCAAGTCTTGCAAATGTCGTTCAAAGTTCTTTCGCTTGCATTTCTTTTACCATTTTCAATTAAAGATATTGTGTTTCTTTTTAAATTTAGTTTATTAGCAAACTCTTCTTGGCTTAAATTGAGATTTAATCTTAGTTCTCTTATTCTTTTGTTTTCTGGTTTCATTTCATCTATCATTATTATCCCTCCATATGAAATATTATATTTTAAAAGTGCTTACAAGTCAACAAAAATAAAAGAAAAAGGTATTACAAAATAGTTGACTTGTAAGCAGACATGTAATATAATTGTATTACACAATCAACAAAAGCGAGGTGATTGAAAATGACTGATATAAATAAAATTAGAGAAGAAATATATAGAAAATTGGAGTTACTTGGCCCTGCAAAACTAAAATTAGCATTGACTAAAGTAGATATATTAAAAGAAATACAAGACATTGAAGATGAAAATAATATACAAAATTAAAGGGGTGAAAAGATTGAAAATCTCAGATTTTAATAAAAATCAAATAGGATCAGCAGTTCAATTACAAGATATAAGGTTTGATACAAAAGCTGATTGCATCATTACGAAAGTAGAAAAGAATGAAATACTAGTCATGTATTATGAAAAAGAAACAGAGGAAATAGCATATAAAACTTTGACTAAAGAAGATCTAATACTTGATGACTATAAACTTAAGTTATTATCTTAAAGTAATTTCAGAAGGGAGGTGATAACTTTGGATCTTTTGAAGGATGCAAGAAAAAAAGAGTGGTTTTGGCTGGAAAATGATTTGATTGATAGAGAAGATTTGAGCATCTATGAAAAAATGATTTACATTGTCTTAGCTAGATATAGTAACGAAGAAAGTTCTTGTTTCCCAAGTTATAAAACAATATCAGAAAAAGCAGGTTGCAGTATAAGGCAAGTATCTAATATTTTGAATGAATTAGAGAATAAGGAACTAATAATAAGAGAAAATCGTAACCACGAAGGCAAAAAAGAGAAAAACAGTAACTTATATTTCTTAATATCTTCAAAAGCAAAGGTACAGAATGAAGTGCCTAACGTTAGGCATGAGGTGCCTAACCCTATGGCACCAGGTGCCTTACATGTTAGGCATGAGGTGCCTAGTAAAAAGACTTATAATAAAAAGACTTATATAAAAAGTAATACCACTACACAAAAAGAATCTAAAACTGATTATTTAGACCTATCATTCTTGGACTTAGATATAGAAAAAGTAAAACTAACTAAAGATGAATATGACAAACTTATAAGCAAGTTTGGGAAGAAATACATACACGATAAAATTGTTAGTTTAGAAAACTATATCATAAATGGTAAAGGGAGTAGGTATAAGAGCCACTATAGGGCTTTGCTGACTTGGGGGAATGGAGATGCTAGTAAAGGTATAGTACCAGAAGTTACAAAGACTAAGAATCCTCTTAGTGGATTTAAAGAACTTTAAAAACTAAATAGTAAGGAGGTAGATAGGATGAATGAAAAAGAAGAGACTGTTTATTTGAATAGTTCTAATGTGAAGTTATTCTTAGGCGTTAGGGATATTAAGGAATTTGAGGAATTGATAGAAAATGTCAATGAGCGAATTTGTCAACTCCAAGAATCGATTAATAAACTTGCCCAATTTAATATTGAGTTCGATATTAAGTCAGATATTTAGTTAAGTATAAATTAGGAGGTTGCCTATGAAAGATGAAAAGTTAGAACTTACTGAAAAAGATTTACACTGTATTGCAAGACATTTACAAAATGAAGTTATGGAGATGGTGTTTAGAGGGAATATAGAAGCCCCTACATCATGCGAAGTTTGCGATTACTTGCAAGAATGCAAGGACTATTTCACCCATATAGACACTTTTATAAAATTAAGTGAAATGACAGGTGTAGATATTTTTACTAAATAAATTTAGTAAATTAAAATTTTAGTATTGTAATTGACGTGCTTTTTTAAAAAGAGGACAGTTGCTATTAGCAGTCATTATTTGAATTTTGCAAATGTAATTTTTATTACATTCGCATTCTAAAAGTTTTGATCCAGTGAATCCAGGAAAAGTTTTATATTCACCAGAAAATTCAACTTTATCGTCAATAAGAGAGCATTTTTCTCTTAAGGTTTTAATTTTGCACATATTCATCACCACCCTATAATTAATTTGAACATACTGTCAATATGCTCCGATTAATTATAACATGCAAATTATCATGATGTAGAATTAAAGCATAGGTCAATTAAATTTAGTTATAAAATCAATGAAACAGATAAATAATTAAATGTTAAATAAATTAGGGGGTTGTTCATGAAAGAGGAAAAGTTAGAACTTACTGAAAAAGAATTGCATTGTATTGCAAGACATTTGCAAAATGAAGTTATGGAGATGGTGTTTAGAGGGAATATAGAAGCCCCCACATCATGTGAAGTTTGCGATTACCTGCAAG